CCGCAGCAAATGCCGCGCCTATGCCTGCCGCGATTCCTTTTCCTATTCTTGCCGCAGATCTTCCGATTTTCTTCCCAAAGCCAGCGAGCTTTTTGCTTCCTTTTTTTATCTTGTTGTTCGCTCTCTTTAAGCCTTTTCCGACCTGACTGTCGTCTATTTCAACTCTATATTCTATCCTGCCTTCATTATCCGGCATGAATTTCACCTGCCCTTTTCAGGCAGACATCATCGGCTACTCAATAACGTGCTCTTCGTGTTCTGCTTTCTTTATAACAACTGTGTTCTTTGTTTTGCAGCGAAAGCACTTTATTTCTATTGTATCTTTTTTAACTTCTGTCCCTTTAAGATAAAAGAATAAAGTTGCTCCGCAGTTTTCGCATTTATATTTACCGTCCATTATTTACACTGCCCTTCAATGCCGCCACAAAGTTTTTAACGCTTTCTGCGAACATTTCTGCTCGCTCTTCTTCGGTCGTTTCTAATGCATACATTGCCTGCGCCTCCATTAGCGACTTGATATATTCGCCGTTATGTTTAGTTCGCTTCGGAATTTTCGTCGAACGAACTTTCATGATCTCGCGCATTTTCGTATTTATCGACAGCCCCAGCAGAAGTGACATAAACTCGAACCAGCCGAGTTTGCCTTTTTCTTTTATGAGATCTATCCCATAATCCATGACAAAGGATGAATAGAGATATATAAAATCTTTTTCTATATCAAGATATTTTCTCTTGTCCTTTGATTCGCGCACCGGAATGGCTAAATGCTCCTGATGTACGATTGCGATTATTTCATACATATCCTGCAGGCTGACTTTCCTCGGTGATTCTATAACCAGCATTTTAAATGCTATGGCCATCCTGTCCTCGTCCGTCAGATTTTTCTCGCTCTGCATTTTATACATTCGAAGCACGTTATCGTATGCAAGGTTTACCCTGTAGACATTCCCTCGATGCATAATCGCATCGATGTTTTTCTTATATGGCGTTTTCATTATTTATATTTCTTTGCGACCGCGGCTCTTTTTTCTTTGCTCCACTTCGCGATTTTCGGTGTAACTACCTTCACAATAAAGCGCTGCATGCTCTGCGCGATTTCTGTTTTTTGGTTGTCGAAATACCTGATTATGTATGTCGTGTTTTCTCTGCCAAGCACATGGTTCAGGATCGCGATAAAAGTATCACCGAATTCGGTTATTACTTTAGGATCGCTTTTTACCACATCTTCTTTTTCAAACTTCCGCTCCAACTCAATCAGCTTCGTGTATAGCCGGTTATAATCGTTTATAAGATCGTCTATTCTCATGTGGTGTGTCAGCTTTTTGCCGCCGACTCTCACGCTGAATTTAAGTGCGTCTGCTCTTTTAATATTATACATTTTTTCTCTCCTTGTAATGTGGAAAGGAGCAAGCGCTCCTTTCCCTTAATGTTATTTTTCTTTTTAGGCTTTCGAAGTAACCGTCGCCTTACTACCCTTAACAGCAAGATTGCTGCTGTCTACTTCGACGACCACGATTTCATTTCCGGTCGTTGCCGTAATTTCATCCGTGCCGTTCCACGCTGTCCATCCTACTGAAAGGTCAGCGCCGAGCAATGGTATGTCGACAGAAGTATCTGTCTTATACACATAAGAATTCCCCGATCCAAGCGCCGGATTCACATGTATTGCTGTATCACCGGACAGCGATCCTGCAACAGATACAAGTCCATCAAATGCCGGCAATTGCTGGCCGTTGATGATTTCAGGTTTCTGTGAGGAATGCATATCCACACCAATCGCCATTCCGTCTTGTGCCGCACCGCCCATAGGAACGATCTTCGCAAGCGTTATGTTTTCCCATAGAATGGTCTCGATGTTTCCGTCTTTGTCCGTAATCATGATCCGGAAGTCCGTCTTTCTCTCGCATAGTATCTCATATCTTTTTGAGAATATGAAATCCTGTGCGTTGTCGCCTAAAACCCTGACTCCTGTCAAAGACATTATCGGTTGCATTCCGGTTACAAAGGTCTCCATGAAACCTCCGTTACCGAGGAACGCATATTGCTGCAGCACTTCGTTCAGCGCTTCCGCGATGTTGTCCCACCCATTAAACAGGTTCGCCCATGTCGCCGTTGGCGATGTTGGCGTTGTGTTTATCTGTGGCGCGACTCCGTGGCCTACTAATAGGTCTTTACATTCTACCATTAGTTATCTCCCTTCTTTGGTTTTTCAATTTTTGATGCCATCTTCACAACGGCGGCCGGTTTTTGTTCCGGCTCTTTCTTTTCTTCAAGGCTGTCAAGCGTTCCCACTATCTTGTACCCTGCAGAAAGCCACATTTTCAAATCTGCTTCCGGTTCGATTCTTACCCTGTCACCTTTTTGCAGCTTGTAAAACTTGGCCTTTATAATTCTTTTTTTTCTAGCCATAAAGCATCACCTGTATCACTCCCACATAAATATAGTAATCGTCGTTCTTTAGGCTTACTTTTTGAGTATCGCCTATTCTTATGATGTTGCTGATTTTAATTCCGTCCACACACCAATACGACCGCAGGCCTACAAGATAATTGATTATGTTATCAATATCATCTATGCATTCCCTTTGGTTCTTGCTCTTACGCTTAATCATAACTTCCGGATTTCGATTATAGGTTTTTCCAAAATCGATAAACCCGACCGATCCTCCATCCGCTTCAAATGATATTCCACCGTCTTCCGGAAGGTTGTCAATTATGATTTCATCCGTTAAAGTTAAAACCTTTTCAGTCTCTTCGATTATTTTAAGAAGTATATCAGTTAGCATTCATTAACCTCGCAATCATCTTTCTAAGTTCTTTCTTTTTTTCCTGCCCTGTTTTGTGCGCCCATCGCGTTGTTGCATTCGGGTTTTTCGTCTTGCTCGGAGTTCCCATGTAATAGGCATAAACAACATAGCTTGTCACCCACCGAAGAATTCCTTTTGCTAAATCCGAGAACTTGTGTGAGCTTCTCTTCGTTTCGCCGGTGTCGAACTTAACTTTGTCATTCGCCCAATTCAAGAATTGTCCGGCTACTATCGGCATCGCTTTTGCTTTCTTTTGACGGATATCCCGAATCACTCTTTCTTTGTCAAGCGTTACTTTTATCATACGCACTCCACTCTATAATGATGGATATTAAAGTCCTTTGCTTCTGATATGAACTTGGCAGTGTAAGTCTTGCCGCCGTGAATAAATATATCGCCTTCCTTTGGCGTTATTCCGGCCGGCAGGCTATTCACTACATCGTACCATATCTTTGCTTTAAGGATAATATCATCATCATCAGATGTTCTTTTTCTTTCGCTTTTTTTTCTAATCCGGACGAGCGTGAGTTCGGTCGCCGGCGATGTTTCTGCCGGATCATATGTCTTAACACCGAGTTTATCTTTTCCGACAAGCGATCTATACCCGATTGTGTCGGTAAGCACCTCTTTAGGGATTGGCTCAATAACCAAAGTCATTTATACTCCACCCCCGATTACAGGCCGGATTTAAAAGGCCGGTCGGATCGAGATAGATTTCCACCATCGCCGATATCGGCTGCCCTTTGTAGTATTTGACCTGCCCATCGCCGCTTCCGTATTTGTAGTGAAAATCATCTATCTTGACATCGGTCGCCCTTTCCTTTGTTCCTGCAGATTGGCCGCCGTTGGCATAGATTATATTCACTTGATATATGGTCGCGTTCTTTATCGCTGTCTGTACACTACTTCTGAACTCCGAAAATTCGTGTCCGGATAAAAGCGCATCTATTTTCCCACCTGTAACATGGTTGACAATCGCCTCTGCCACCGGCAAAAGCAAATCGAATTCTGCCTCTGCTGGAGCTGAAAAAACTGCGTTGTATTCTTCAAATGTTATATACATATTACACCTCGTCTGTATAATGTCCCTCTATCATCGCTGTAAATGTATCAAGATCGGTCAGGTCGTCCTGAATTAATATTTCAAGACTCTCGCCTTGTGAAAGCCGTATTACCGAACCGAGTTTTTTGAACGTGAGCCTTGCCGTCAGCCCAAAATAGCCGGATGGCGCTTTATCGTCATAGGTCTTATCGTAACACAACTCACCGATTTTGCCGTTGTTTTTTATATCAAAGTAATTGAGATAAGTTCCATCGGCATATTTCTTCCGCAGCACCACTCCATTTGTCAGCGCTGATATTCCACCAAATTTAGCATCGTCCATTATTGTTTGGTCTGTTATATGAAGTATCATTCGCGTGATGTCTATTGGAGTTTGGCTTTGATTTGTCATTGTGAATATTTGCGGCGTTGATCCATCTACATTCATGTTCGTCAGCAGTTCATAGCCGACAGCGCTGTCCGTATTATAAGCGATGTCTATCGGCATATTCATTGTGAGCGTATCGTCTACAATTGATTTTATAGTTCCGAAATAGCTCGCCGGATTGCTTCCGTCCTGAAATAGTCCGAATACATCGTTTACGCTTAAGCCGGTCACGCTTGTCAGTACTATTGTATAGCCGCCCACCGTCGGTGTGCTTGCTAATACATAAGGCGTCGAGTTTATAGCCTGCGCGAGATTGTTGAAGAATATCTTTGTCGTGCTATCCTGAACAGAAACTTCTCTTATAGGCTCGACAAGCTCAAATACTTGACTTTCATCATCATCGCTGTAGCTGATTACATCCGCGTCCTGCGCATCTTTATTGTTTGACAGCCTGGCGTTATAAAGAACGCCAAAGCTGTCAGAATTTATTGCGCCGATTTCTTCGAGGTATCGTTCGGTCACAAAGTTCCCGATTCGAACCCCATCGTATCTATCAGGCACACTCATAGTTACGCCTTA